CTTGAGCCTATAGAGCTTGCCGACGAGATCGAAGGCCGCATGTGGTGCCAAGATAACCAATGGGGAGAAAAGGGCGTCGAATACATTCGTGCCGATCTCGTCTCCGCCCTCACAAACACGTCAGGAGCCGATGAGGCTCCGGTGGCGTGGGTATATCCAGAAACGCTTGAGCACATACTGTCTCGCAAAGATCGGTTTGAACAACACACGTTGTCACTCGACAAGGTGGGCAAATTCACATCTCCCCTCTATGCCCGACCACAGTCAGCAGCCGTGAGGGATGAGGAGACGCCGCACGTTCATCTTTTGGTGGGGGGCGATCGTGCCCTGCTAGAAGCTGTTCGGGACTTGATTGAGCCGCTGACGATGACCGCCCGAAACATTTGGGTGAGCGTGGAAGACATGCGCAAAGCTCGGGTGGTGCACACCAAAATTCGAGCAGCCCTTCACTCAACGCAGGAGGGATGAAATGAATCTCCTCATCAAGATCCGGCAACGCCTATGCCGCCACCAATGGAAGCTGTCGCGCTTTCAGGCTCTTGTTCCCGGCCGATCCGTAACCTGCGTGAAGTGCGGCAAGCATGAGCAAACCTGCGACGCCATCCGCGTCATCAAGGAGGGGTGAAGATGAGCAAGCGAACTGCGACAATCCTTGACTGCTTGATGGGGGTTTTAGCCTTCATGGCTGTCGGCGGCATGTGTTCAGCTTTCTGGGTGATGGCACGATGAAAATTCACGCAGACGTTTTGGCCGCGCACGCGCAGTTTGGCGGAGACCTCGAAACCATGCAGCGCTGCTATGAATGGTACGACCTGAAATCAGAGATCGAATCCCTCCGTTCCAGAGCCGAGAAGGCGGAAGCGGAACTGTCACGGCGAACAGCAAATCCAGCCGACTATCGTTATTGGGAAGGCCGATATCGCGACGAAAAAGCGGATAACGAGCGTCTGGAGGCCGCATGCGAAAAGCTGGCGGCGGCGCTGGAGAGGCTCTGCGACTACTCAAACGCGGAATACGTGCCGAACATCCTGTTCGAGTTGGCCTCTGACGCCCTCTCCGAGTATCGCAAGGAGGTGTCCGAATGAGTTTCCTCCTCAAGCGCTACCTCGTGAGCGTGACCGGCTTCCCGGCGCATCCGTACGACGCGCACTCTCCGGCTGCGGCTCGGGTTAAAGCCTGGCACGCCTACTGCTCCTATCGTCATTGCTCGTTCAAGGAGTTCATGACGATCAGCAGCATCAAGCGCGGGGAAGATCCAACAGGGTACGGGCGTCCGATTCTGGTCAGCGGGAAACAGGCTCACTGGGTCGGCGCCGACGCCCAATATGTGCGGTTTGTCAAACCTGGCGAAACTCAGACGCTCATCTCCCATCCCCTCGACGTTCAGGAGGTGGCCGATGCCGATCCGCGCTGACCGTATGAAGCTCTATCCAGGTGGCGGAACGCATTCGAAGGAATGGAAGGCGTTTCGTCAGTCCATCCTCGATCGCGCCGGGAATGCCTGCGAAGGTACGCCGCAGCATCCGGACTGCCGAGCCGAGAACCGCGGCATCCATCCAGAGACCGGCAGCAAGGTCGTTTTGACCATTGCTCACATGGATCATGACGAAAGCCATGCCGATCCCGAGCGCTGCCGAGCACTTTGCCAGCGTTGCCACCTGAAATGGGATGCCAAGCACCACGCGGCCAATGCCGCTGTCACACGCCGCCGCAAGGCTCCTCAGATCGACATGGAGGACTTCCTCAATGCGAACGGTTGAAGAATGGCGCGGCCGCACCGACGACAGCATGCCGACTGACGCATGCAAGGACCGAATCCTGCGCAAGCAAGGAGATCGGTGCGCGTTGACCGGCCATGAGTTCCGCCCCGGTGACAAGATCGAGTTCGATCACATCACGCCTCTTTGGCTCGGAGGCGAGAACCGGGAGAGCAATCTCCAGGCTGTCTTGTCTGACGCTCACAAGGGAAAGACCAAGACCGAGGCGACCGTGCGCGCGAAGGTCAACGCCAACCGGTTGAAGCATCTCGGCGTCAAGTCGAAGTCTGGCGGATTCCAGAAACGGTTCAAAAAGAAGATGAACGGCGACATCGTCGACACCAGAACTGGGGAGATTGTGAGCCGATGACCAGAGCAGCTTTCCGCCAGGCAGACATGGAACGGATCTTCCGCGCCGCCAAGAGCGAAGGCATGGCCGTGACGATCGATATTAAAACGCTGGTTGTTACCGCTATCCCCGGAATCCCCAAGCCGGAATTGCTTGACACGACCACCGGAGGCGGCGGCAAGGTTCCATCGGGCAATCTTGCCCCTGATGGAAAGGAAGACTGGGATGAGGACTGATAGGCCCGGGTATAAGTACCGGGATAACAAGGACGGCACCCGCGTCCACTACTGGGATCCGAAGAGGGCGGTAAAGGGGTCACCTGCCGCCCTCTCGATTGTCAGGCTCGCTGATGACCTGACAGACGACCAGATTGCCGAGGAATGCAAGAAGCGCACCGAGGCTCTGAAGGCCGAGCTCATCGATCGGGAAACCCCGATTGAATTTGATGGCACCATCAAGTCTCTGATCAAGCTCTATCGCCATGACAAGACGAGCACACTGCACGGCGTGAAGCACTCGACCCGCATCCGGGACTATGAGCCAAGCCTTCGCGTGCTGGAAAAGAACGTCGGAAAGAGGCGTATCGATGCTCTCAGAGCATCCGACTTCCGGGAATGGTTCACCAACTGGCGCAAGAAAGGCCATAGACGGGCGTCAGGCGCGGTTAAGCTCCTCCGGCTCATCATCAGCTATGGAGCGGGTGAACGGCTTCCTGGATGCTCTCAGGCCCGAGAGATCCTCTCCGACATGCGTTTCGAGCAGCCGAAGAGCCGCACGGTCGCGATGACCTATGAGCAGTGCTTGGCAATCGTGAAGAAAAGTGCGGAACTGAAATGCCCCTCGATCGGCTTTGTGGAAGCCGTGAAGTTCGAAACGGCTCTGCGCCGGATCGACGTGATCGGGGAATGGGCGCCGCCGCCTGAAGGTGGAGAGTTCCGCTGGACGGGCTTAATGGCCAAGGACATCTCGAAAGACATGATCCTGACGCTCAAGACGAGCAAGACCGGTGCCGCGGTAGCACGCGATCTGAAGGGCTATCCTCTCGTTGAGGAAGCGCTGAAGGCCTACCGGATCCCGGATATCGGGCCTGTGGTCATCGATGAAGACTACGGAAAACCCTACTGGGAGAACCGCTACACCGAAAAATTCAAGAAGGTGCGCGATGCGGCCGGCGTGTCGAAAGACGTCTGGTCTATGGATTCGCGGGCCGGAGCGGTTTCGGAGACGGTGGAAGCAACGGGCTCGCTTGAAGCAGCTCGAGATCTGGCAACCCACACAACGACGAAGACGACGCGGCGCTACAGCCGTGGCGATGGGTTGGAAGCAAGCCGGAAGGTAGCCGAGGCCAGAGCGAAAAACCGTCTCTGACACGGCGTGACACGGAGTGACACGCGGTATTGCTAAGTGGTTGAAAATCTTGGAGCGGGTAGCGGGAATCGAACCCGCGTATTCAGCTTGGAAGACTGTCAAAAACCTTAGTAAAATCAGCGTGCCGTTCCTCTCAAAACTTTTCCCGGGTGGTATAGTCCCACTCGGGAACTGACACGGAGATGCGCATGAGAAGAGACCGCCCTGGCTATCAATTTAGGACCAATGGCGATGGCAGTGTAGCACACTACTGGAACCCTCGAAGGGCGTCACGTCAATTTGGAGGAGAGGCTTTCCGTCTGCGGCTGCCAGATGGGCTTTCCGACGATGAGATCGCGGCAAGGTGCCGGGAACTGACGGACGAGCTGCGCCGTGGACGAGATGTCCAGACTGAGCGCCAGAGGAAAAGGCGGAACATCGCGGAGCAGCTATTCAAGATGTATAGGAAGAGAGCCCGGGAGATCGGGAAGGACTTCGCCATCACGGAAGAGTGGATCCATGAAGAGCTGCGAAAGAGCTCCGACAAGTGCGAGATAAGCGGCATCGAGTTCAACTACGATCCGCAGCCCCGAGGCACCAAGAAGTATTTCAAGCACCCACAGCGCCCGAGCCTAGACAGGATCGACAACGCGAAAGGGTATGTGCCTGGGAATGTCCGGTTCGTGCTTCATGGCGTGAATATCGGAATCAATGAGTGGGGGCTGGATCACTACATCGCCGTCTGCAAGGCAGTAGCAGGACACGACCGAAGGGGCTTTCCGGATTTGTCATCAGCGGATGGAAAGTTGCTGGTATCGACAGATTGGTGATTGCGACCAATATAGTCGTGTCACTTTGGACACGATCTGTTCACGGTCAAAATTAGCAGATGGAAGAATATAAACCTAAGTATCGGTGGCGTGAGACGTGGCCCGGAGAAGGCCATCAGGACTTTGCGGCATGGGATGGGGAAACGCCCGTCGGCCGGATCAGGCTTGAGGAATCAGGCCCGATGAATGGGCGATGGCATTGGTCCGGCAATGGGGGACCGAATGTCAAGCGACGGGTGGCACCGAATACCGGCTATGTCGCGACGGCTCGGGAAGCCTCTCGGATGGTCGAGGAGTATTACGACAGGCTGCTCGCAGGGTTAAGGCCCGGTATCTAGCGACCGTTGCCCGCGCTTTCCCTTCGCCGGACGCTTTGCGGGTCGCTGCTGGACATACTCTTCCCTGACCATCAGCATCTCTGCAGCGATGGCCGCTGCTACAAAGGACGCCCTCGCCTGTTCAGGATCTCTTAGCCCTTCCATTGCCTCAAGGCACATCGTTTGCGCCAGCAGCCATTCCTTGCCGCGATGGTCATCGGGCCAGCGGTAGAGCAGGCTATAAGCAAGGTCGCTAAGAGTGCAGTGCCGGCGCATGGTGACACCTTTGCGCTTCTCAACGCATACGATGCAGTCTCTGATGGGGATATGTTCACCTATATATTCGGACATGCGCCACCTCCGGCCGAATCAGGTGATGATTAAATCCGGCCAGTCAAGATGCTTTTATGAGATTCTTCTAATCTGTACGTTTGGTGACAAAGGAGAGCTTAGGGCAGATTGAACCCGCCCTTGATCAGGAACGCTATTACCCCGAGGATGACGCCCGTCAGGATTGTCCGGTTGACCCACTTAAGCGTGCCGCCGATCTCATCCGTCTTCGCCCCCATGGATTTCCCCAGGTCGTCGATCTTCTTGTCGATCGACGAGAACCGAGCGTCCATATTCTTGAACTGCTCGTCTTTGCGAGCATCGGCAATGTCACTTAAGCGTTGCCACTTTTCCAACTCGCCTATCCTCTGCGAATGCAGTGTGGATTGGTGCTCGAGACTGACAACGCGGGTTCTGAGATCATATTCCATCTCGGTGCTCGGTGGGTTCAACGTTCCAGCCCTTTCAATGCGTAGTCAATGCTATGGTTTCAGTGAACGCCGTACTTGGATTTCACGCTGTCGTAGAAAGCCCCGCAGCGCCCCGTACGCGAGTTCTGCCGGTCGAGCGCGCTACGTTCCCGAACAAGCACGGAACGCAGCTCTGCGCCAACCTCGACCGGAGCGTGAGGCTCTGTCTTCCGGCAGTCGTCGGGCCATGCCGGCAACGCGATGCCAGCTTGTATCTTGCCCTGTGTCGTCGCCGCTTTATTGAGCCGGTCAGTGGTGTTGCAGGAAGAGACGATCAGCGTCATCGATAAGGCAAGCGCGGTTCTTTTCGCTAAGCTGCAGCTCATAGGCTTTGATCTCAGTTTCGAGGGTATCCTTGGCGGCCTGCTCGGAAGCTTCCGCCGCGGCGAGGCGTTTGCGGTGCTCGTCCAGAGCCTGAGACGCCGCGTTGCGCTGGCGTTCCATTTCCTTTGCCGTCGCTTCCGCTGCGGTCTTTTCAGACAGCAGGACGTATCCGGACAGCACGGTCTTGTCGTGCGAGGCGAGCCAGACGCGGAAGCCGAGGAAAACAGCCACGACAAGGAGCGCGGTGCCAGCAACCTTGCCGATCGGGCTTAGGAGGAAAGCGATCATGGTTTCACCTCGACGGTCGTATCAGCATCGCCCTGCTCTACCGCCTGCTGGGCGATGTTGGACTTCCGGGCAACATTCGTTTCCCAGACCGCGCCGAAGACGTAGGAGCCGATGATGCCGCCCATCAGCAAGATCAGGTTCATTGCGATGGTGTCGCTTAGCGCGATCGGCCGCCCCCACACCGCAAGGTAAGTCACCACCCCGGCACCCCAGATCAGAACGAGGATGATAATCCGACGTCGTACCGCCCAATCTGGCGATGCCATATGATCCATGAAGAACTTCATTGTTGGATTGCCTTCAGAAAGACGCGGGCATGGCTGGCGATCTTCTCCGCCTTGTCGGTGCCATTAATGATCCGACGCGCATTGACGAAGTCGCATTTGCCGCCGGCGAAGTAATCGGAGAGCTTCTTGCCTGTGTACCAACCTTCGACCATGCCCCGGACGGCAGCCTGTGCAGCCATAGCAGTATCGGTCAGTAGCAGGCTGTAGTTGGCGATCAGCCGGCCGCCAAGGCCAAGCTCCCGATCGGTGCGCTCATAGTTCTGGTCCCAGGTCGTCTGCACGAAGCCGCGACCATAAGGCACCTGCCCGCCATTACGACCAGGCACGCCGTACTTGCGGCCCTTCCCTTTGCCGTATTCAGCGATGGGCCGCATCGTCTCGGCGGTTTCGTGATAGGCCGTCGCCATAACATAGGCCGTCTCGTCTGCTGCCAGCCCTTGCGCCGCATCCAGCAAAGCTTCCATGCCTTTGACTTGGTCCGTCGACAGGCCATGCGGAAATAGCGCGCTGCCTCGCAGCACGTCGTAGAACGACTTGCGGTCCATAGGACGCTCCAGATTGTGGGGAAAGAAAAAGGCCCGCCGAAGCGAGCCTTGGAAAACGTTGCTGTCCTGTCTGTCGTCTATTCCAGAACGGCGTAGTTGTTACCGTCCGAGAATTTCGGCGAGACGCTATGAAGCATGATGCCCAAACGGCGAGCGTCAGCGCTTCCGTTATCTGCCGGAGAATGCAGTGGGCTTGCTTCGATATGCAGCCGGATATTGCCCTTCTCGTCGATCATCTCAGGCGACAGAGCGACCAGCAGGGATGCGTTCGGCGTTTGGCCTGTGAATTCCTTCTCGACGACCAGATTGCCATGATCGAGAACTGTCACAGTCATCTTGTCGTCAGGCTGGGGTGTGTATGGCGTGAATGTCAGTTGAATGCCGGATAGGTGATCACTGGCATCCTTCACGTTGATAATGAGTTCGGAGCTACCCCGCGACCATATCCCGGTCGGCTCGAGCGGATACCATCCCACGCCAGCGAATGTGTTCTGGTCCGTCGTCGACGAACTAACAAGGACCTCGCTGCGATCAATTTTAAGAGGCTCACGAGCTGTATCCCCAAGCCCTTTCAGGCCATAGCTCAAGCGCAAGACTGCGAATTGCTCTGCATAGGTGGCGACAATTCGCGGGTCTGCATCGACCGCTGCGGCAATCGCCCTCATCTGCCCTTCGTAGTCCTTAGGGTACGGCCATTTGTGAGCCGCCTCGAGCAGGTCAAAATACGGCAGCATGACAGCGTCAGCGTCGGCGCTTTCCAAAATCGCGGCAACGTTTCGTGGGTATTGATCATCGATGATGCCTTGACTGAACCGCTGCATGGTTACCGGCCAATGCTCGCTTGCCTCGACCAGGTTCTTGTCGCCCCCGATGTTGTAGGTCTCGATATTGAGACGTGCTGCGATGTAGTTGGCCAGGAAGTCATTGCGATAGGGGAGCATTGCGACCTTCTCCCCCGGCTTGAAGAATGGCCGCATTTGCTCCACGTCCCGATCAATTGCGTAGGCCATTTGCCGGAACTTGGTCGGCTGCGTCAGTGACGCAATGGTCGGAATATTGAAGATCGCAGCCGCTATCATGCAGGGGACGATGACTTTCCTCAAATCCCGCTGGGTAGCGGCAAGCGCCAATATTGCCCAGGACCCGAAAATGCCGAGCGCCACCCAACGATAGCTTGCCCGCATGTTCTTGAACCCCGGAAGGTGTTCAGAGAACCATGCCGATCCGGTGCCCCCGCGAGACAAGTCCGCCGGCATCAACTGGCTCATGCCCTCCGACCTGTAGGTAAGGAACTTCACCGAAGGACCGAGGCACATGTAGAACCCGAACAGCGCGATCAGTGCGAAGATGACCCGATCACTCAGCTTGCCGGCGCGGGCCAAAAGACAGATGGCTGCAACTGCCGCTATGGGCAGAGCAAACGTCGAGATATAGGTCGATGGGTCTCCGAAATACTCATCGGGCAACCGCTTGTCGCTAATCCCGATCAGATCAGGAATCAGCAGCAGGCCCTTCGTCGCGACAAACAGAAACTCAATGCTGGCGGCCCATCCACGGAAGAAATCAAGCTCGGCAGCCTCGAATCCACTTTTGCCGAGATATGCGATGTAAAGCAGGTATGAAGCGGCGAATCCGGCCGCTACGACAGCGAGGCGGATAAACGTATCCTTACGACAGTCCCCCCAACGCTCGATCAGGGTGGCCAGAGCAATGAAGCCAGTTGCGACAGCAAACATCATGTAGGTGTAGCCATCCATGAAGACGGCTACCACGCATGCGGCAATGAACAGCGTCGCTATCCTGGTTCCAGCCTTTTCTCCGCGCATGAGGCGGTAAGACACCGCGACATAGAATGGCAGGAGGGCCATGCCTAGCGCCACCATGCCAAACGCCTGATGCTGGCCGATAACCGGCATTGTTCCCCAGATTGCGGCACAACAGAGCGAAACGAAGCTGCTGCCTCCGAGTTGCTTGGCCAACCAGTAGGCTCCTACAAAGGCGACGGTAAGCCACAAGGCAAAGACCGTCGTGTAAGCCTCGATCGGATGAATGCCAATTTTGATCAAGACCGCCACTGGGAACGCGCCAGCCAAGCCGAAGGCCATGGCCGCGGGCTCTGGAAGACCGAAGTTTTGAGCGAAGATTGACAACCCGCCATTGGCGAACGACTGCGAGAACCCGGTTGACCAGAACAACTGCGCGGTCGTCGGAGCCATGAGCCCAGGCACAGCGCCGTTGACAAGAAGCACGATAAGCAGGAGCGGCGCCCCCAAAATAAATGCGGATTTCAAAGCTGCCTCACAGAGATATTCAAATCCCCGAATAGACGACAGTCCCTGCAAATGCTAGGCATCCACTCCAAATGGAGGTTGCAATGAACAATTTTATACTCGCACCGATCAAAGGCTTTCTCACCGTAGCCGGGATGATCGGCGTATTCGCCGCCATAGGGGTCGTTGTTTTCTGGTCGGCAGAGAAGCTGGCAATCTTGCCAGCCCCGTTTTTCGGTTAACTGCGTTACCTGAATTCAAAGCCCAATCTCAGGAACAGCAGGCTCGCATCACCGGGCGTGCCGATAGCCTGTAGCGCGCCGAACTCCGGTTCCGTCGTCGGGTCTAGATTGATCGTCTTCCAGGTGCCGTCTACATCGAGCGTTGAACCGCTCGCAGGGCAGGACAGCGCCGTCGTGATCACCGTTGCCGAACCAGCGTGCAGCGTGAGAGTGGTAGTTGTGGCATGCGTTCCAACGCGACCACGAGCGCGGTACTCTCGATAGCCGGCGGATAGCATCTTGACCGGGTGAGAAGCAAAGAGCGTTTGTTCCGCGCTGTTCACCGTCACTGATCGGTTAGAGACGAAGCCGATGCCGTCAAGATACAGATGGCGGCCCGTCGTGATGTTGTTTTCACCGGCCGACGCATCCCCTTGGAACAGGCGCTTTGTGGTGACAAACCAGCCGCCAGAGCCTTGGAAGATGTCCAGAGGCTGCTCAATGCTGAGCTCAGTCCCTGCAACGCCAAACGAGAACGCCGGCTTGTTGAGGCCATCCGTATCCCATTCGCAGACACGGGCATGACCGATCGACATTTTCGATCCATCGGTCGTAGCGACGACATGGCCGCCCTTGCGGGCAAAGCCGGAGCCGGAGCCTTCGAAATGGTGAACATGGAAATCACACCAGCCGCGAAGGCGAACGCCATAGTCGACAGCGGGGTTGCTGTCGATATCAAGACCCGTAATGCTCGCGCGGTGAACGATCATGTGGCCGATCGTCCCAGTCATTGGAGCCCCCGTGATACCAGGGTACACCATGAAGCCGTGGACACAGCTATCGCTATAGATGCTGTCAACGTCGATGAACGCGCTTGACTGATTGGGGAAGTCTGTCGAGCGCGACGGCACAAAGCCCACGCCGACATTCGTCCAGATCGAGAACATGCCGCCTTTGACGCGGAGACCATCCACACGCCCGATCTCGTAGGCGACGTAGTTGTTGTACATGTAGATCTGCACGTTGGCATCGCCGTTCCAGTACGGGTAAGCCTCGGTATTATCCAGCATGATGATGTGGTGGATGTTGTCGAGGGACAGACCGATATTGAACCCGTGCCATTTGCAATCACGGATATAGCCGCCTTCGCCGCCCTTCTGGAACTCGATGCAGTGCGTGAAGGCTAGCACCGTCACGCCCTCCATCCAGCAGTGCTCAGCTCGGACATCGCGGGTCGTGTCGGCAAAGCGTCCAGCACGAACGCCCCAAGGGGTATTTGTCGGTGTCCATCCGACACCCGGAGTAGGCTGGCCATCATGGAATATCAGAACATCGGCAAGACCCGAGTACTGATTGAGGCGCACAATCTCGTTCGTCGGTCTCCCCGATGACATCACGCCGGCGGCGCGCGTACACCACACGGTGCCCTTGATGTTGTCCGGCTTGCGGGTGTTTGCCAGAAAGCTCTCGAATGCGGGCTTGACGCCGCGCACTACCTTGCCTTTGGGGATCTCCAGATTGTCGAGCTTGGCAAGGCCAGTCGGGCAATGGACTTCCATCACCGTGGAGATAGCCAAGATCGAGGCCAGCAACGGCCCCATGTCTGTACCTGCGCCCGTCGTCGAGTTGTAGTTAGCGACATAACCGAACCAACGAGCATCGACACCGGTCACAGCCCAGCCGCCTTGACGGACCCATGCGCCAGCAGACGAGGCGATGGCGTTTGCCTTTATATAGAGGCCCTCAAGGGTGTCCGCTGTAATGAGCGTTGAGAAGTCACCGGCTACCCAAAGGAAGTGGCCCTCGCGGCCGGATTCCCTGAGGTATGCATTGACATCCTTCGTCGTGTCGAGCGCCTTGAGCGCCGTCCTGGTGTCGACGAATACCGCCAGGTCGAGGAGATTGCGAACGTCCGGGAAAGACTTCGATTCACGAGAGGTGCCAGCGGCATTGTCGACCAGCATCGTGTTTGCCGTAATCGGCGGCAATGACGCGGCTGCGGCTTCTGCCGCGGCGGCCGCAGCTTCTGCCTGCGCTATCAGTGCTTCAAGTTCGAAGGCGCTGACGATCGTCTGCAGGAAAGTGACGTCGTTTGTTCCGATGACGATCGGGTCATTGGTCGTGACACACCAAAGCGTCCGCTCATAGGTCGTGCCGTTGGCGACAAAGACCTGCGTTCCCTCGCGGACGTCATTGTTGCGGCTGAAGTCCTTGGCGCGGCGCCATTGTCCGGTATCGACCACATAGATGCCGTTCTCGTAGCCGGCCGCCTGGTCCTTGACCATGACGCGGTCACCAGTGACGATGGCAATGCCATCAAGCGTCTGCTCGCCATAGAGCGCGATATTGACGGTCGTTGCGGCCTTGCACGGCCCCTTGAACGCGGTGCTCGACGAGAGGCCATCCGTGCGGTCAATTTGGATCGAGGTCATGTGGATTCCTTGAAGTGAAAAAGGCCCCCAGAAAGGAGCCCTTGGTTTGCAGTGCGTTTTCGTTGTATGAGTGGTCGACCATCCCGACCGACCGAAGGCCGAATGAGCAAAGACACTCAGCAGTTCATTGTATTCATCGCGGCCATGCTCGGCTTTGCCGCTGCAGGTGGCATGCTGATTGAACACCGGTGGACCCGAGGCTTTGAGTTGCCGATCGGCATCGTCTGGATCATCGGCCTGCTTGCCGTCATCGGTGTGATCGTCAATGGACGAGAAGGCGCCAAGACGCTTGTCTCTTCGACCATTCTCATGTGGCTCGCCGCGCTCGTCGGCGCTGCCTTCATAGCGTGGATGGCATTAGCGGGCGCTGGCCATAGTCCTTGAGCCGTTGCCGCTGCATGCGGTTGGTGTAGCCTGGGCTTGCCCAGTTCCTCAGTGAGTTCAGAAACAGGACATCGAGCGCCGGCCGTGCATAGGTCAGGTTGATGAACGGAGTGTTCTGAAGCGCGAGGTTCAGGATGTCCCCTGCCATCTTCGGGCGCTCTCCCTTCTCCAAAGCCGTCCGCGCCTTCAGCGGCACATTCACTATGTCGCTCAGCGTCCCGATGAACGGGCCGGAGAAGGTCTCCAGTGCACCCGAGCCAAAGCGATTAGCCTCTCCAAAGAGGAAGTCGCCATAGATGCCCAGCGCCCCGCCCTGCGTCAGAGCCGCCGTGATGACCTTCGGGTCGAGCGGATCACGCGGCGGCCAGTAGCCTTTCGCCAAGTCCTTCATGGTCATGGCCATGTAGCCAGCGACTGTCAGGCCCCCGATCAAAGCCCCGAGATGCGGCGCATTGTTCATGATGCGCTCGTACTTGGTGGCACCCCTGCCCCCGAACAGAGCGCGGCCAAGGATGCGCTGAGAGAAGGCGATCGGGAATCCCTTGAACTGCATGACGAAGCGAGCGGCTTCACCTGCGAATGTTCCCGGCCGAGTGCCGAGCGTCGAGATCCTGCGCGATGCTGCGTCGGTTTCGACGATGGCATAATTTGTTTCATCGGCCACGAAGCGGAGCGACTGAAGCTCCAGATCGCGCCTTGCCTGATCAATGATCTCGGCCTTGCGCTCCGGCGTCTTCGCTCCTGCCAGCCTGTCAGCCACCAACGGTTCTACAGCGGCGTCAGGAAGCTCACGGATGGCGTCTGGCGTGATGTAGGCGTTTCCGTTCACCTCGCGCCTTGTTGCTTGCCGCAGGGCCTCCCATTGCTTCTCGCTGATGCCATGGAGGCCAAGCACATGCGAATAGTTCGCCGGGAGGTCCTTGAAGGCGGTGTCTGCCCTCATCCCCATCTCGGCGGCGACCGTGCGGCCAACGACAGAGCGGCCAACATCCGTCCACCAGTTCAGGCCGTTCCATTTGAAGAAGGATTCGGTCAGCTTGCTCATCTTGCCGACTGGGCCGTCATTGGCGAGGCCATGCGAGAGGACGTCACCAATCAGGCTGTCGAAGCCTTCACCGAACAGATACGAGATCTCGGCTTGCTCTTCCTTCGGCCTGCCCTTCAGGATGCCGCCGATCTGCTTGACCATGCCATTGAAGAAGCCATTGCCGCGGAACATGGACGCTTGCGCAGCGCCAACCACGTCGGTCGGCATGGCCGTGAGGACAGCACCGCCGAGTTTGGCCATGCTTTGCACCGCGCGGATGTCGTTGGAGATCTTGGCGGCATTGACGTTGCCAGGACGAGAGATGGCTCCGGACATGACGTCAAAGGCCCCCCGCAATGGCCCGGTGTCGGCGTTGAGCTTCTGGATGGCCTTGACTTTGTCTTCTGGAGAAAGGTCCGGATTATCCCTGAGCTTGCGGCGTTCGCTCTCGACGAGGCTATTGAACATCACTTCCGGGTTGGGCCCAAACATGTCCATCTGCGCCGCGAGGCTTGCTGCCCTGCGCTGATGGGCCATGATGCCATAGATCGAATTGCCGTAGCCGAAGGCATCACGGTAGGCGATCGCGCTCTCAGCATCCTTGAAATGCAACACGCGGGTCTTGCCGAGCGACTTGGCGAGATTGGCCGGATTGACCCGCTGGCCCATCTCCTTTGCCGTTGCCTTGTTCGGCACGCCGGTGATGATGGTGTCGTAGATATCTCCGAGGATACCGCGGACATCGTTGCTGGTCACCGCATCAGGGAAGGTGCGGCTCAGGTCGAGAAGGGTCGCGGTCTGGTCGACCCATGATTTCTTGCCGGCCCGCATCATCTTCATGTCGTCGTGAACCTGGGCGCCGGCCCAGCCATCGAGCTTGCCGATCGACGCCCCGAGGCGGTTGAGGTCCGTTCGGCTGGCTTCCACATGCTTGGCGAAGACATCGGCCAGATATTTGGCGTCATCATTGCCGGTCACCCCCGGCTTGCCGCCTTCGCGAAGCTCGCCCATCTCGCGGAAGACGTCATCGGATAGTCTCTTATCGGCCAGGACATTGACGAGATGCGGCCGGTTCTTCTGGATCTCGGCCATCATGCCGCCGACGTAGCGAGCCTCGTAGCCAAGGCGACGGGCATGAACGGAATCCCGTGCTCCAGCAATTCCCTGCTGCGAGCCTTCCATGACGGCGAGGATGGAATCCCTAGGAGAAAGACCCGCCTTCTTGAAGGCTTCAAGCGTCTGTTCCAGGCGATCGCGCGCAAGAATGTTCAAGGCCGCATGCCGCTTCTGCATTGCAGAAGCGATCCGCGTCCGTTCCGCTGTCTGGTCGGCAATGACCTTCATGCGGTCGGCGACGTTATCCGTGGTCCCGGAAGCCTTAAGGCGTGCCTTTTCCTCGGTCGCCTGACGGAAAGCCGCGGCAAGGTCACGATCGCTGAGTTCTGCCCCGGCAGCCTTGGCAGCATTGGCCGCAGCGGCATAGCAGGAAGAGCGAACGAAGTCGTTATCGGCCATCAGATCACACAGCTCGCAAAGGATTTCAGGGCTTCGCAATAGGCGTTGGCGGTCTTGATCGTCTCATCCGCATCATCGAGTGCGGCAATGTCTTCTTCCGTCAGCCGGCCTTCGGCCCGAAGCTGATCGATGTCGGCAAGCTCCGGGAAGTCGCCGGTCTCTGGATTGACGCGATATTGTTCGGCCAGAGCGCGAGAACCTTCCGGTTTCCCGACACGCTTGGCCGCTTCCGTCACCGATAGGTCAATCGGCGCCGGAGGAACGCGAGCATCGATTGCCGCCGCAGGGCGTGTCAAAGACACGCCTACCTGCTGCACAGGCTCTGTCACGGCGGACGGTCGCCCATTCGCTTCCACGGGCGCCTGTGTGGGCGGCTGCGAGTATCGCGTCTGCCAGTATTCATCGCGGGCCGAAGCAAAGAGCTGATCGACACGCTGCTTCAACTGGGCGCGCTCGGCAGCGACCGGCTCCTGAACAGAACGGCGCTGGGCAAGCTGCTCGTCGATAGCCTCGATTTCCTGCACCTTGGCGTCGTCGATCGTATCAAGATGATCGCGAAGATCCTGACGGGCATCATCCCGGCGCGAGGTGGCAGCGGCCTTTTCCTTTTCATTCGGCGCTGCTGCGATGGCTTCCTCTGCCTTCTCCAAGCGAGCAGCAAGCTCGTCGGCCTTGATCATCGCACCGCGCGTCGGGCCATAGGTGGCGTTGTCGAGCGATTGGCTCTGAAGGCGGCGGATCTCGGCATCGTTGATGTCGAAGGTCCGGTTCAGCGTCTCCAGCCGCGTGTGGGCTTCAGGATCTGCTTCCCGCGCCATACGGGAGATGACCACCTTCGGCAGTTCCTGATCGGCGGCGCGAACCACGAAATCCGCACTCGCCGGCGAAAGGTTCACCTCACCGTCACGGATCATGCCGTCCAAGGCATCGTTCAGGGAGACCCGAGAAGCCTGCACATTGTCGAGCGTGGCAAGCTTGGCCTCTGCATCAGCGCGGAGCTCGGTCGGGGTTGCTCTTCCAAAGCGGCCATGGATAGCGCCAAAGGCCCCACCGATAAGAGCTGCCATGGCGATTTGTGAAACCGTGGACTGCCAAGAGACATCATCGCCAAGCTGGCCACGAACACCTGCCGTAGAAAGGCCTGCAAGCGCCGTGTTTGCCGCTGCATCGCCAGCAGCCGTTAATGCCCTGCCAGCCACACGGCCAAAGCGGGCTACGTTTGCCGCCTGCACTGCCTCCCCGAAAATCGGGATGTAGTTGATCGGGTCGACAGCCTGGCCGCCGAGATTGCCGAAGAAGGCAGTCACCGGGCGCTTTGAGCCGTAGAACTCGCGAACCTTACGGACGTCATCCTGCTCGGCAAGGGAAGCCGCCCGCTCCTCGGTCATGCCCTGCGTCCATGGGACATCGGCACGGTACGATGGAGAGCGCTTGTACTGATCCTCGTTGATCGTGACCGAGCCGTCGTAGGAGGTGCCTAGCGCGCGCCGCAGAAGCACGGCCGGATCGATCGCGCGATTGATCGACTGAAGCGTCTCTGAAATCGGTCCTTCCACTTCAGGTGGCGCCGCTTCCGGCGTCGAGAAGTTCCGGATGCCGGTGCCAAGCCCGAAGCTTTCGAGCGTTCCGCCCTTGGCTTGATCCCAGAATGTCGAGCCAAGCGACATCGGCTGATCGAGCGCCGACGTCACAAGGTCGCTGTCCGTCAGGGTGCTGCCCCTCGGGGTCTGGATGAAGCTGAAGGTCATGGTTTGAACGTCTTCACATCTTGGTCGCGACGGCCGCGCTGATTGATGTCACCGCGGTTGATATCGATGATCAAAGGACCGGCCCCTCCGATGTTACCGCCCGACGGAGTGCCGGCCGTGTTCTGCGAGACCTGCGATCCAAGATCGAGGATCGTTTGCAGCGGGATCGACAACGGCGTTACGCCATCGGCGCCGGGAACGAACTGGCCGGTGTATGGATCGCGAAGGCCAACACCGTTGCCGGAGGCTACGAACACGCCGTTTTCAAGGATGTCATCCAAGCGGTTCTGGGTCGTCTGGTCGATAATGGCTTTGCCGCCGTCTGAAACAGCAGCCTTCGATCCATCGATGATGCGCTGACGCTGAAGCTCGAGCGCTGCCTTGAACGATGTCTTGGCCGAATTCAGCCCGCTATAGAGGGTGTCCTCGTCGGTATCGGTCGGCACCGGCAGGTTGGCATTCACGCCATAGCTGCCGTCGTAGACCTTCTTGTCGCCGAACAGATCCTTGGAGGCGCCAGCGACGGCCGTCTCCAGATCCTGCCCCTGAGACACGCGAAGCTGGACGGCTTTCTTCATAAGCTCACCACCCCGCTGCGCTCGCTCAAGGCTCGCCGCATCTCCATAGGCCACGCCATAGGAAGCATCCCCGATCGCTCCCGGTGCCCATACGGACGAATAGAGCGTGTCATCGATGTCATACGGTTTTACATCGCCTGACTTCGGAAGCTTGCCGGTGTCGGTCAATGCAGCCTGAAGCAGGCGATTTGCCGCTCCGGTATCCCCACGTGCTGCGGCTTCGACGGCTCCTTCCGTCATTGCCGGGAGGCCAGCATCGACGAGCTGATTGAAGACAGCTTGCCGCTGCCCCTGATCCGCCGTGGAGAAGACGAGCGAGCTGACGGCTCCAAGCCGCTGATCGTCCGTTGCATCAGGGCTCTTGAAGGAAGCTACCGCCTGATCGGCGACCTGCTTCGGTAGAAGCTTCATGTCCTTGATGCCAAGCTGCTGCTGGGCAGAGGCCGTGGCATTCATCGCCGCCTGATAGTTGCCAGAGATGGCTGCATCGGACCATGCACGAGCTACATTCGGGAATGCCTGCTGCGTATAGGTGGCCGGATCAGCCTTTCGAGCCGCCAACGTCGTGGAAGCGGCGCTCGACAGGGCATCGTAACGGGCAGCCTCTAGAGCCGCGTCATTGCCGCTCGATGTCGGCTTGGCCTCATTGACCATGGACTGAATGTCGTCTGCCGACATGGTTCGGAAGTTATAGGCCTGCTGGCTGACTTCCATCGCGGTCGTGAACTTGTTGTAGCGCTCGTTGCCATCCTGAGCGCCATAGGCGTCCATGAACTCCGTACGGGTCGGAATAGTCCCGCTATAGGTTCCGGTGTTCTGGATAGCCGTCGGAGCGTTCTGGACGACCGTTTCAATATTGCCGCGCTGCTCAACAGCGATCTCGCGCCGGCGCGTCTCGGCCTGATTGTAGACGACCTGTTGCTCTTCCGGCGAAAGGTTCTTGAAGTAGGCCGGCGTGGTCACCGGACCTGCCTCAAGCTTTGCGTTGAAGCGATTGTCGTCGAGGCTCTTCAGGCCTTCCCACGTCGAGCCAAGCGCACGGCGAACCCCGGCAACCGTATTCGGGTCCTTGGAGCGAAGATCGGACAGAAGATCGCGGCCAGTGTTGGCCTTGTAATCAGCCTGGGCGAGCCACCATGCGGCTTTGTCCTGCGATGATGGGGAGAAGTCCTGAACACCTGTCGCCGCCTTGGCGCGATCCCATGTGCCCTGAACAAACTGGTAGCGTCCGGCAGCCGTCGCCGTTCCGCCTTTACCCACACGGCGCGGGTGATCCGAGTAGTCCGAGAACTTCTCGCCGCCATTCAGCGTGTTGTAATCCGGGCTTTCAGTGCTGGCGATGGTATCCAGCAGGGCGGCGCCTTCAGGAGGCACGTCGGAATCCGTGACGCTATGGCGAACGAACTGCTTCGGGTTCTGCTCGACGGCAAGCTTGGCACGGCTGAAATCCGCATCCCTGACGAACTTGTCGCGGCGGCTTGACGCCTGCTCCGGCGTCAACAGACCGCTCCTCTCACCGGTTGCGATTGCACCGTCGATGTCAGCACGAGCCTTGGCCTTGGCCACATCGGAGCTATTCGGATCCACATAGATGCGCCTGTTCGTTTCCAAAGCATCGTCGAAGGCGACGGTTTCCGCCTGCTTGCCGAGCGCGCGGCCCCGATCCCCAATGGAATCGTTGACCCGCACGGCATCAGTCTGAGCGCCAAGCTTCCAGCGCTCGCGCATCTGAGGGTCACGGATAAGGTCTGCCGACTTCGTGACGATATCGCCGGTCCGTGCTGGAGCCCGCTTGTTGAAGGTGGAGTAATCCCCATCATTGGAGAATTCGTTCTCAACATCGATGAAGCCTTTGGCCTTGGCCGCTTCGGCGCGGGCAAGGTCGACCGTATTCTGCTGGCGTTTGATGTCCTCGCCGATAGCAGACACGGAAGCACCAAGGCTCTGCAAGCCACGGCCAATACCCGACGTGTCGTATTCGGCGATCTGGCGACCAGAGCGGCCCGAGGGCTGCTGGCTGATATCGAAGCGACTTGGCAGTTTTGCCATTAACCGTAACCCTTGAGTTTGGCGATACCGCCTGCCACCTGCCCGAAGGCTCCAAGCTGACTGCCGAGGTAAGACGCGCGACCGGATGCTCTCCGGCCCTTGGCGCTGTCCATCAATCCGGCCGCCCGCTGCTGGCCGCCATACATCGAGGTTGCGGCGTTGAGTTCGCCCTGTCCTGCGGTGTCGCTCATCAGCTTGACGATGGTCGGAGCATCGGCACCGGCTCCGCCGCCTGACGAGGCCGCGAGAGCCTGAGCGCGTGAGTTGGCAAAGACTGCCTCGCGACGGTTCTGGATGGCTTCACGCTGGGAGGCGGCCAATTCTTCCTTGGCCTTCATATCCTCCTGCTTGGCGATGTACTCTTGATTGTTCCGCTCGGCCTTCCCGGACGTAAGCGTGCCGGCCGCCGTCAGAGCCGTACCGGCAATACTGGCAACGGTGCCGATGTTGCTGCCGATCCATGTTCCTATCGCCGCGAGAGCCGCCATACTTCCATTCCTTTTTCGATGCCGAGCATCTCAAATCCCAATACCTTGAGCAGACGCCCGGACGTTTCGAATTCCGTATCGCGCGGGGTGAACACTTCTGTCTCCCCGAGTTGCCACGCCTTGGCTAGCAAAGACCGTGTGCGTCGCATCACTGTCAGCGCATAGCTTGCTTTACCCTTAGGTAAATGAAGCCATATCCAGCAGCGTCCGCCGCCCCATGCCAGCCCATAGGAGCCAACGACCTCCCCGTCATCGACGCCGATGTAAGCGACGGCCGGGATATCAATCGCAATCCCCTCGAGCGCCTGTACGGCCGATGGTGGAACCTGGATGATTTCTAGCGTCATCGATCGTTGGTCGTGATCTGGAAGACCATCCCGAGGAAGGTCCCCGTATATGGCGAATTCACTTCAAGACAGACGCGGCTATCGGTGTCCCACTCGCCTGGGAAGGTGAACGGCTCTTCGTCACTGATGGTGCTCAGAACGACATTCGGCTGCGTTGCCCCGTCTGCCATCTGCGGCAGTGGGAATAACCCACGATAGGGATCATCGAAAGAATGGCCGTACTTGATGCCGGAGCGAACGAAGTCCGTCATGATGATGCCGAGCCCATCGACAGCCTTTTTCTGAAGCATGGCAGTGCCGCCTTGGGCGCCATAGGCAAGCCGTGATGACTTGTACCTCGCCCGATACGGCAAGCCAGCAACCCAGTTTGTGACGGCGCTCGGCACGGTTATGTTGCCGCTGCCATCAACGACGAACTCGCCGCGAACGCCGTAGGATGTCTCGATGGGAGCGCCATCAGCCCAGACAACAACAGTCTCGCCTATCAGATGCGTTCCGACAGCGACGGTCGTTGATGCAGGCCCGTTCACACCGCTCTTGAAGGCATCCATGACCTTGCAGAGTGTCGACGGCTTGACGTCGGTATCCAGCGCCATTTTCTCGATGTAACGCACCGTGGAGCCGTTGATCGTCCGTTTGATGCTGAAATACACCCGGTCCTGGATCAATGATGGAAGGACAGCCACGCTTTCAAGCAAGCCATACGTTACGACAGGGATGAACGCCAGGACATCATCTCCCGGCTCATAGACCATGCAGACGCAACTGCCGTCATTGAGGACGAGCCATATGCGAGTGTCGGGCCTGCGTTGCAGCGATATCGACTTGACGCCGCTGCTGAACAGGTCGGTGGTCAACTTGCTGATCTGAGACGAGATATAATCAGACGTCTCGCCACTGAATGTCAGCTCGAGCAGCGTAGACCCCGCCCGTTCAACGAAGATGCCGCGCGTATCGACCTTGATAGGATCAACCGGAGCCGCGCCCGTCGTTGCAGAATCCTTGATCCCTAGGTTTGTCGGCGTCAAAGGCTCATCGAGAGACGACGACTTGACGGACGCCACAGCGCCCTCAGTGCCCGCCAGCAAGCGCTTGAGGGACATAAGCCATTGCGTGCTGTTGACCCCTCCCGTCGCTATGGAGCGCGAGATTGGTCCGCTATCGCCTTCCGTATCCTCGTCGAACGATCCAAAGGCATCCGACACCGATCCCCATAGACGATCTGCGCCGGCCCACCATAGCCGCCCATCGGATAGCGTGACGGCGGAGGGCCATCCGGAGTAGTTCGACCACTCAGAAGGGCGCCAGTCGCGGGTCCATGTCGTTGCCTTGAACGGGGTCAAGACCTCGATCGAGACTTCAGTCGATGAGACGTAACCGAGAACACGGCAAATACCCGTGCCCCCGCCGCCGTCATAGCCGATTGTGATGCTCACCTTGCCTGATGTGTAAGCCCCCGGCTTGAAGCCAACGCGATAGTAATAGACCGTGTTGCTGTCGGTATCGTTGACCGTTGTCGTCGTGTTGGTCGTGATCGTGCCGCGATCGACATAGCCGGTATCCGGGTCATCGAAGGACCGCTGATAGCTCAGCGTTCCGGACCATGTGCCGGACGTGATGATATCGAAGTCTCGGTCACCACCCGTCGCAACGCCGGTCACGCGGATCGGGTCGGTATAGGTGTCTTCCTGCGCGAGACCCTGGATAATGGTCTGCCCCGAATGGGTGAGACGGAACAGCGCGCCGACATGGTCGGGCGAGAAGAACGGCGATGAAGCAAAGAGGCTTGTATTGCCTTCCAAGGCTCCAGGACGAAGGCGAACCGTCGTATTCGCATTCAGCGAGAACGGGCCATCGTCTGCCGTATAAAGGCCGATCGACCATGATCGCAGAGAGCGTCGTTCAATCCGGCGCTGCTGGTACCCGTCGCAGGCAACAAAGCAGACGTCCGCCGATTGGGAGATACGCAGGTACGGCAAAGCCGACAGCGACCAAGGAGTCGGGATTATCATGACCCCGGCCGCTTCAACCTGGATGCTGTCAACGACGCGGTTGACGCGATCCTTGGACGAGAACTGAACGTAATACGTCCCGGTCGGCGTGAAGGCGAGCGAGTGCTCTCCGGTCGGCAGCATCGTTTGGGAAATGTACTCATCGCCACCGCTGGTCGAGCCACAGCGGAAGATGACAGGGCCACGCTCGACGACAATCCGCAACGCATGCTCAATCCCCGGAGAAGCCGTCGTAACAGACCGCGAGCACTGGGCAATGCCTTCGATGTTCACCGCGTTAAGGACGAGCTTGCCACTGGTGATAACTGCCGTACCACCAGCGACGCCGGTCGTGGTCCAGCCAGTGGCAGAGGAGAAGTCCCCATTGACCACAGTGCTCGACACCGCAGCCCGCGTGATCAGAACGTCATTGAGCATGACGCGGAAGCTGTGATCGGTGAACTCCATCAGCGCCGCGTCGGAGACGCCGAAGATGAACTCCTTCAGCCGCGCCTCAGAATTCAGAGCTGTCGATGTCAGATACTGTGTGCCGGGACGCATGAACCCCGGACCGACAGCCTTGCAAAGAAGGTTGGTCTGATCCTCGGCGGCCAGGCGCATGCGCTCCAGGTCGGTGCGCGTCAGTGCTGTCTTGTCATGGACGCCCGTGTTGAAGCTCTGGGCATAGGTGTTGACTTTAGCCACGCCGACGGTCTCCGGGGTATCCATTGCTACGAGAGCGCGTCCAGCGGCCCGGAGGCTTCTCTCTTACGCGTTCGTCGACCGCGTCCTTGGTCTTGGCGTCCTGCAAGCGCTTCTGGAACAGCGTGAACAGGTCATTGCGATTGCCACGGTCGGCAGCGATCGGGAGCCCGCATTCAAAGGCGAGATAGGCTTCCAGCGCCTTGCTGAAGCTCTGGCGCCATGCGCCAATGTTCCATCCATAGGCTTCGTCATTGGAGACGTATCGGACGTAGATCGGGTTATGCGAGGTGTGCCAATGATCGGTCTCGTCCTCGTATTCGAGGATGCCTTCGCGGAAGGCAGGTTCATAGGAGATTGCCGCCGTGCGAACCCAGTCATCCGGCTTGGAATACGCGTAGTCGAAGCCGAACAGCGGCTCGACGTCGCTATCCGGCTGCAGTTCGACTGTGCGAATGGCAAAGTTCCACAAGCCCTGCTCGAGCATGTAGTTGACCGAATCCTGCCATGCGCCATCCAGAGAACGCTTCTCGGGCCGGTCCTCGGTCA